AAAATTTATTAAAATTAACTAAAAGAAGATTAATTATAACCGTTCCTTATCAATATTCTTTTAATGATCCTGCACCCCCACCTGTTGGACATTGTAATTATTGGTCAGATTATCAAACATCTGCATTTAAAAATATTAATGAGTTTATTGATATGGCAAAACCATATTCAACGTCTATTCAAAAAATAAGAACAAAAGAAAAGGATATTAAATTAAAACAATTTGATTATTTAATAATTATTGATAAAAAACAGAAATATAACGTATGAGAATTTTAGTAATTGGCGATAGTTGTCAAGATATGTTTAGATATGGTATTTGTGAAAGACTCTCACCAGAAGCACCCGTACCAGTTTTTAAACCAACTGATACAAAAATTAATGGAGGTATGTCAATAAATGTTATGGAAAATATTAAAGCATTTGGTGTGGAATGTGATATTGTAACAAATGATATTAGACCAACAAAAACAAGATATGTAGACCAAGTTTCAAATCAAATTATCGTTCGTATAGATGAAAATGATGATGTAATTACAGAAATAACTTCACAATTATTTGAATTAATTCAATTTGAAAAATATGATGCTATTGTAATTTCTGATTATAATAAAGGATTTTTGTCTGATGTTGCTATTGAAAAAATAACGGAGAATCATCCATTGGTTTTTATGGATACTAAGAAAAAGCTTGGTCAATGGGCATTAGGGATTGAATATTTGAAAATTAATGAGAAAGAATATCAAGAAAATCAAGAATGGTTATTGACAAATAATTATTATGGTGGGTTAATTGTCACAAAAGGTAAAAATGGTGCTGAATTAGATTTTGGCAACAAAGTATTTCCAATTGAAAATGAACATCCTGTAAGAGATTTATCTGGTGCTGGTGATACATTTTTAGCTGCTTTAGTTGTTAAATATGTTGAAAATAAAAATATTGATGAAGCAATCAAATTTGCAAATAAATGTGCATCTTGGGTTGTAACACAGAAAGGAGTTGTATCTATTGACCCAAAAATGATATAATATGGACAAAAGTATATTAATTACAGGTGGAGCAGGTTTTATTGGTTCTCATGTAGTAGAACAGTTTGCAGAAGAATATCCGGATTATAGTATTGTAGTGATGGATATTTTAACATATGCTGGTGATGAACATTTTTTTAAAAATCTGGAAATAAAATATCGTAACGTATTAGCATTAAGACAAGATATTACTGATTTTAGAGCTTGTTCTTGGATAATAAACGATTTAAAGATTGATAATATAATACATTTGGCTGCTGAAAGTCATGTAGATAATTCAATCGAAAATCCAATAGAATTTGTTAACACAAATGTAATTAGTACTGTTAATTTATTAAATGCAGCTAAAAAAATGTGGGGAAATGATTTAGATGATAAATTATTTTATCATATTTCAACAGATGAAGTCTATGGTGCATTAGGTAAAGAAGGATTTTTTACAGAAGAAACTCCATATAATCCACATTCTCCATATTCAGCATCAAAAGCATCTGCAGATCATTTTGTTAGAGCATTTCATGATACATATAAATTACCAACAATTATTTCTAATTGTTTAAATAATTATGGTCCAAGACAACATTATGAAAAATTAATTCCTAAAGTTATTCATAATTTAATAAAAGGAATTAAAATACCAATATATGGAACAGGAGAAAATGTAAGAGATTGGTTATTTGTGAAAGATCATGTAAAAGCAATTGATACAATTTTACATAAAGGTAAAATTGGTGAAACATATAATATTGGTGGTGATTGTGAATTATCAAACATTGAATTAGTTAAAAATATTATTAATATTTATATTGATGATATTATAGATGATATGGATAATGATCTTTATTTCTCAAGATTATATAGTGATTTTATTGAATTTGTTGAAGATAGAAAAGGACATGACTTCGGGTATGCAATTAATCATAATAAATTAACTGAAGAATTAGGTTGAAAACCTGAAGTTAATATTGATGAAGGTTTAAAAATAACTTATGATTATTATAAAAACAGATTAAAATGATTGTAATAACTGGTGGTGCAGGATTTATCGGTAAAGAATTAATTGAACAATTAATTGAATTAGAATATCTTTGTATCTATGATAACATAGTGGTCATAGATAATAATGTTGAAAATATTAATAATTTAAAGAAAAAATACAAAAATATTAAGTGTATTAGTGTTGAAAATTCTTTATTATGGCTACCATTTAATGCAAATAACATTGATTTAGTATATCATTTAGGTGCACGAACAAATACTGGAGAAAAGGATATAAATATATTTAATAAATTAAATTTAAATTTTTCAAAAATTATTTGGAATTTATGCGTTGAATATCAAATACCTTTAGTATATGCATCATCAGCAGCCACTTATGGGGATGGAGAAGATGGATTTAACGATGATTATTTTGATTTAAAACCATTAAATCCGTATGGACAATCCAAACATGATTTTGATCTTTGGGTTTTAGAACAAGAAAAAACTCCACCTAAATGGTTAGGGTTTAAATTTTTCAATGTTTATGGTTATGGTGAAGATCATAAAGGTAAAATGGCATCAGTAATTTATCATTTTTATAATCAAATTAAAAAGAATGGTACTGTAAAATTATTTAAATCACATATTCCTGAATGTATTGATGGTGAACAAAAAAGAGATTTTATCTATTGTAAAGATGTTGCCAAGATATTTCTTTTTTTAATACATCTAAATATAGAAAATGGTATTTATAATTTAGGAACTGGAGTTGCAAGATCATATAACGATTTAGCAAAGATTATTTTTAAATGTTTAGGAAAAGAAGAAAATATTTCATATATTGATCCCCCAATTGAAATAAGAGATAATTATCAATACTATACTCAAGCAAATATGAAGAATTTGATTGATTTAGGTGTAATTGTTGATAATTTTTATACTTTAGAAAATGGTATTAAATCGTATATTAAATTATTAGAAAAAAATTATGAAAATTGCTAATATTATTTTTGAAAAAGATTTAATAAATCATAAAAAAGTTGACTTCATTAATTATTACCAAGTTAATGATACTAATTTTTCGTATGATCATAATTTACCTACCCTATTTGTAGGATGGCATTTTATGAAAAAAATTAATGAAAATAATGATAATATTCAAAATGCAAATATTTTAAAACATAGAATAATTAGAAATAAATTATATTGGGAATTTTCTTTTGAAGAAAATAAATCTTCTCATGTTAAAGGAATTAATTCATTTGTAAAGAATGTTCCGGATTTTTACTTTGCACCTAAATATCAATACATCAATTTAGACCCTGTTTTCTATCAAATAAAGAACAATCAGGATTTATTTGATGTTATACCTAAGATGAATAAAATAGATGCTTATTATCAATATAAAGACAGAATGATATATTTATTGTCAGAAAATAAAATATATGGTCTTGATATTGAAATGTATAACTTTTTTAAATTTAATGTAACTTCTATTATTGATAATTTACAAGGAATGAATGGTAATATATTCAAGGATATTGATGGAAAAGATTACCAAAAATACTACAAATTTTTCCCCGAATTTACTCATCTAAAAAGATATCTTGTAGTTCTTTTGTCAAAATGATTGTTTACCAGTATTTATATAAAATTACTGTATAGTAAATTATATAAATATTATGGACAAAAATATTGAAAATGCACTTGACAATTTTGTTGGAAATGAAAAAGACAAGAAAAAAGAGAGTGCTAAAAAAGTTGTTCTTGATGAAAGAGAAGGTCTTATTGAAAGAGTTGATAAGATTTTGATCACAAAAGAAGGTAAACAATTATTAAGAGAACATTATTAAAATTTATTATCAATGAAAGAAAACAACGAAGAAAATTTTCTTAATGAACATATTAAGAAAATTAAATATCGTATTGGTTATGAAATAAATGAAACTCCGAAATATAAACCTTTAATTGAGGATGATTCTGAGTTTGATGAACTTCCAGTGGAAATTTATGCAACGCAAGATGGACAACCAGTGCCAAATACTGGAGGTACTGATGCATATCTTGAAGAAGAAAACAATGAAGAGGAATTACCACCTGAAGAAGATGGTATTACTGAACCTGCTGAACCTTCAAATGCACCAGAACCAAATCAGGAAGATATACCTGCTTCTGCACCATCACCTGAAGAACCAACACCAGAGACTGGAGATGTTGATGTTCAAGTAGATGCAGAAATAGAACAACCTGCTGAACTACCAGCAGAAGAAGTTCCAACAGAAAATCCTGAGCAAGAAGTTAATCAAATTCAAAACGACATTATTAAACATAATATCGAAGCGATGAAAAATATTCAATCTAAATTAGAAGATTTAGAAAATATTAATAGTCAATTAAGTTCACAATTAAATGTTTTAAATGCTAAAGTTGAAGAAGTTGAAGAACCAACTAATACTGAAAAATTAATGGCACAAAAAGACGTTTCATATCCATATTATTTTAATTTAAATGATTTCTGGAAAAATAATTGGTTTGATCAGCAAAGACAAAATTCAAATGAGAAAGGTATAAGACAATTACCAGATGGTAGTTATATTGCAGATTTTGATGATTTACCAACTCATTCAGGAATGGATATTGATGATAGTTTTAATTCAATTGTTTAAATTATGAAATTTTTTAAAGAATATGGTTCAAAAAATAGACTCTTTGAAATGTATGGAAGAGTTAATAAACTGGATGAAACAGTTCTTGAAAATAAATTAAGAGAATATGTAATTAATGATTTTGTTAATTATGTAAATGAATATTTAAAATTAATTGAAACAAAACCAAATGTAGTTATTTCCTATGATGAAAATGAAGCTGCAGAAATGAGTTCATTTGGTAAATATACACCAAATACTGGTGAAATCAGAGTTGTTGCAACAAATAGAAATTTAGCTGATGTCCTAAGAACATTAGCACATGAAATGGTTCATTTTAAACAACATTTAGAAGATAGATTAATGTCGAATTCAAATGAAGATGGAAGTGAAATAGAAAATGAAGCAAATTCAACAGCAGCAATTATAATGAGAAAATTTGGTAGAGATAATCCGATAATATTTGAATAAACTTTTACAAAATGGAAATATATAAAAAACCCGGTACTAAAGACAGACTTCTTGAAATGATGGAAGGAGTTAATAAAATAAAACTAAATGAAAATTTTGAGAAAAAGGAAGATTCTCAACCATTTGGTGGTTCTAAAGAAAAATATCAGGATGGAATATGATATGGTGATGAAAAACCTGTAAATCCTAAAGTAAGAGTTAAAGCACCTGAATTAGAGAAATTTGTTAAAGAAAATGAAGAAGGTGAAGACGAAAATAAAGAGGAAATTACTACTATAGATGTTGAAAAAGAAGAAACACTTGAAAATGATAAAGAAGAAACTCCAGAAACAGAAGATAATCAAGAAGAAGTTCCAGCATTAGATGTTGATGATGTAGATGGTGATGGAGATAATCTTGAGGGTGGTTTAGCTGACAATGCCGATGTTATGGAATTTGATCCACAACAAATTTTAAAAGGAATTGAAGTGGAAATGGAACATACAAAAGACCCAAGAGTAGCACTTGAAATTGCAATGGATCATTTAAAAGAATTACCTGATTATTATACTCGTTTAGATGCCATGGAAAAACAAGGTGAAGAAGATATTGAAAGTCTTGATAGTATAGGTATGCCGGGAATTGATAATAGTGAAAAACCAATTCCATCGATTGATCTACCGGGATTAGGTGGTCCAGTTAGTCCTGAATTACAACAACATTTAACGGGAATTCAAGATGCTGATAAAGAATTAGAAGATACTATGTTAGGATTTGATACTAACACTCCAAATAAAGCAGAAGAAGATGAGCAATAAAAAAAGATTATATGAAGTATTTTCAAAGGTGAATAAATTATCTTTGAATGAAGAAGATGAACAAGAAAGATGGGATAATTTTGTTGATTCAGTTGAAAATGAAATATCTTCTTATTTTAGACAACAATCAAGATTATTTGAAAACGGAGTTCCTAATCAAATTAAATTAAATACAATTGATTTTGGTGAAGTTATTTTAAATATTGTTGAAGATGATCATAATGGTATTGAACATTATCAATCATTTGAAGATCAAATTCAATATGTTGCAACTTATAGAACAACGATAAATGATATTCCAATTATTATAAGAATACCATTTACAGTATCTATTGAAAAAAATTATACCGGGAATCTTACTGAATTTTATACTAAAACTTTTATGTCTCCACAAGATATTGATGTAGATATTAGGAGATAATTATTTATATGATTATTTAATAAACCCCTTATTTAAAAGGGGTTTTTTTTATTTTAAAGTATTTATAATAAAAATCAAATGACAGTTTTTAGATCATATTTTTCAAAAAATAATACATTAATTAGTAGCAATTTAACTAATAATTCTCAAAATCCAGTTACCGAAATTTCATACGGTACAGTTGATAAAGAAATTAGTAGATTCATTTTTGATATTGATTTAGATTTATTAAAAGATAGAATTCAAAAAGGGTTCATTAATCCAGAAAATATCACAAAACATATATTGCATTTAACTAATACGATTAGTAATGCACCAGAATATGTTGGCAAAAGATCATATAGTTTAGAAATTGAAAGAGCATCAAGTTTTACGTTAGATTTATTTAATATTTCGGAAGATTGGGATGAGGGTTCTGGTTATGATTTTGTATATGATGAAAATGTTTTTCCAGCACCTCAAGAACAAGCAGCTAATTGGTATGATAGAAAAACGAATATTCCTTGGACAATAAGTGGTGGTTCATATCAAAGTGGTGTTACTGAAATTTTTGGTACACAAAGATTCGAAAAAGGTAGTGAAGATATTGAAATTGATGTAACAGATTACATTAATGGTAAATTAAATATTAGTGGTTTAACTGGTTATACAGGAACTTCTTATGGACTTGGATTAAAATATACTGATGATTTAGAAGAACTTGAAACATTATATAGACAAGCAGTTGGTTTTCATGCTAAGGACACTCACACATTTTATGAACCATATATTGAAACAGTAATAGAAGATACAATTACTGATGATAGAAATTATTTTTATTTAAATAAGAATAATGAATTATTTTTATATTTAAATGTTGGTGGAAATTCTGAAAATGTTACTATTAATGATGTTTTAATTTATGATTATGCAGATAATGTAATAGATATTATTTCTGGCTCATCAATAATTAATGTAAAAAAAGGAGTTTATAAAATTAATTTAAATATTGATTCTGATGAATATCCTGATGCAGTTTTATTTAGAGATGTTTGGGATGTTACTATTAATGGAAAAAATAAAACTTTTGAAAATCAGTTTTATTTAATTTCTGATGATAATTATTATACAGTAGATTTATCTAATCAGATAAATTTTGATAATTATTATTTTTATTTTTGGGGACTTAACCAAAAAGAAAATATTGTTGCTGGTGATATTAGAAAAATAAGATTAACTATAAAAGAATTATACCCAAATCAAGATAATTTTATTCCTTTAGATTTAGAATATAGATTGTTTACAACTGTTGGTGAAAAATATGAACTTGACGTAATACCATTTACCACTGTAGATAGAACAAGCAAAGGATATGAATTTGATCTTGACACATCGTGGTTAATACCGCAAGATTACTGTTTACAATTAAGATTGAAAAATGGTAATTATTATGAAAATAAAGAATGTGTTAAATTTACAATTGTTTCAAATGATATAAAAAAATAATGTAATTTAGAAAAAAAACCTTGCGTAATTAAGAACAGTAGCTTATATTTGTATTATTAAAAATCCTGAGAAAGTATATTAATTAAATATCCTGAGTAAATAAAAACAAACAAATTAAAATTATTAAAAAATGGAAAATCAAAACGAATTTTTAGAAAGTTTAAAAAAAGAATTAAACAATTATCAAGAAGAAAACAAGAACGATTCTGGTGGTAGAAAAAGTAGAGAAGAAGTATTAGCAAAATATTTCGTACCACGTGCAGATAAAGAAACATTTAGAATCTTACCTCCACTTCCCGGTTTAAAACCAATTCAAGAAGCATTTTTTCATGTTAGTGATTTAAATAATGCTAATGGTAAAAAATTAAAGGGTAAAGCAATTTATTGTTCGGCACATAATGATCCATTCATTGAGAAAAAAGATGATAATGGTAATGTAATTACAGATCAAGATGGAAAACCTGTAATGATTCCTCGTCTATGTCCATTATGTGAAAAAGCAAAAAAAATATTGAAAAGACAAGATCAAAGCTTGATCGGTAAAAAAAGAGATGAAGTTGAAGCACATCAACAAGAACAATGGGATAAAAATAAAGAAATATTTATGGAAGCTAATAAATGGCAAGCCAAAAAATATTACATTGTTCGAGGTATAGATAAAGGTAAGAGTAAAGATGGGGTGAAATTCTGGAGATTTAAAAAGAATTTTAAAAAACAAGGACCATTAGATAAATTATTACCTGTATTAAATCAATATATTGAAGCAAATAATGTTGCATATTTTGATCAAAATAATGGTGCTGATTTAACAATCACTATGGTTGATTCTGAAATAGGTTCAGTTAAATTTAGAGCAATTTCCGCAATTATTGCAAGTGCTCCAACAAAATTACATGAAGACCCAATTATTGCACAACAATGGGTGAATGATCCAATTACATGGAGAGATGTATTTAAACCAAAGGCAGCACCAAATATTACACCATTTGAATATTTAGAATTGCTTGCAGAGGGTAATGATCCTTACTGGGATGAATCTGACCAAAATAATAAACATTGGGTATTTCCGGGTCGTCCAGATTTACAAGAAAAGGCAAATCAACGTAGTAGAAATTTAGATGCAGAAGAAAGTTATGATAATTTTGAACAAGCATCTGACTTAGCTGCTATAAATAATATTAATAACGATGGTGTTACAATTGACAACGTAACTAAATCCGATGTTGGTTCTTTTAACAATGATAAAGTACCAAATGCTGTAGATATTACAGAAACAGTACTTAATGCTGAGAAACAAGAGGAAAATAAAGTAGAACCTACAACACAACCAACAGAACAACAAACAACAACAGAAACAGGTGGTGATGGCTTAAGTGATGAAGTAGGTGGTGATGGTTATGATGACCTACCATTTTAAAAAACAATACAAACATTAATATAAGGGGAATAAATATTCCCCTTTATTATCTAAATAAAGATTTAATATGGCAAAAACAAAAAAAGATGATGTTCCTGTTAATAGTAAAACAAGAACACCAACTAAGAAAAAAACGTTTTCATTAGACGATTTTAAAAAGAATTTAGGAGCAGATGATTTTAAAGATAAACCATTAGAATGGTTAAAATTATCTCCTGCATTACAAAAAGCTACAGGATTACCGGGATTTCCAATTGGTTATGTTTCATTGGCTCGTGGATTTACTAATACAGGTAAATCAACAGCAATTTGTGAAGGTATTGTAGCATCTCAAAAAATGGGTAGATTGCCAATTATTATCGATACTGAGAATAATATTGGTATGGAAAGATTAAAAATGATGGGATTTGATTGGGATGGTAATTTCATTTTAATTGATAATGAGTTCATTTTAGAGAAATTTGGAAAAAAACAAGACCCTAAAAGAGGTGAAGCTGCTATTGAAGATTTAGCAGATACAGTTAAATTTTTATTATCTGAACAATCCCAAGGAAATTTGGAATTTGGTTTAGATTTTTTTATTGATTCCATTGGAACATTAGATTGTATTAGAACAATTAATGCACAAGAAAAAAATACTACTGATAATAATATGTGGAATGCTGGTGCATATGAAAAATCTTTTAAATATTTAATAAATAATACTATTCCAAATAGTAGAAAAGAAAATAAAACATATACCAATTCATTAGTTGCAGTTCAAAAAATTTGGATTGATAATATGGGTAATGGTGTAGTAAAACATAAAGGTGGTGAAGCATTTTATTTTGGTGCAAGGTTAATTTATCATTTTGGGGGGATTGCAGCACATTCAACTAAGGTAGTAAAAGCAACAAGTAAAGGTCGTGAAGTTGCATATGGTACAGATACTAAGGTAAATGTAGCTAAAAACCATATTGATGGACCATTAGGTGGAATTTCATTGCAAGGTGAAATTATGTCAATGCCACATGGTTTTATTTTTAAAGAAGATTTAGACGATTATAAAAAACAACATATCCAATATTTTAGAAAAGTATTAGAAGATGATACTTTAGATGCTAATGATATTAGTGATGAATTTGAAAAAAATAATGAGGATATTGATATTAATGATTTCGTTGGTAAAGCAAATTAATGAAAGTTAGAACGTTATTAGTAGATTCTTCCTATCTTTTAAAAAGATCGTATCATGGTGCAAAAGATACTTACACAAGTAATTTTGGACATATTGGTGGTTTATATTCATTTTTAACTACTTTACGTAAATTAATTAAGCAACATAAGACTAATAAGGTTGTATTAATTTGGGATGGTGAAAATGGTGGTATTCATAGATATTATATAGATAATGCATATAAAGCAAATCGTAAAGATAAATCATGGCATGAACCAATTCAATTAACAGAAGCGGAATTAAAGAGAGAAAAAGAAAAGGAAGAATCTATACTAAAACAACGAAAAAGAATACAAGCATATGCTGAAGAATTATTTCTTCGACAAATAGAAGTTGAAGAAATTGAAGGGGATGATTTAATTGCAGCATATTGTCAATATTATCATACAAAAGAAGAAATTATTATATATTCTAATGATAGAGATTTTGCTCAATTATTAGATTTAAATGTAACAATACATTTCGCTAACATCGATACACCTGTAAATAAAAATAATTTTTTTTATTATTTTAATTATCGATATAGTAATGCACTTACAATGAAAATTATTAGTGGTGATACTTCAGATAATATTAAAGGTATTAGCGGAATACAAGATAAAATACTTTTAAAACATTTTCCAGAATTAGAGTTTAAAAAGATTACTGTAAGAGAAATTTGTAAAAAAGCAGATGAAATAAACAATAAGAGAAAAGAAGAAAAGAAAAAACCGTTAAAAGTACTTGAAAATATCCTGAATAATATAGATAGACTGAAAATAAATTATAAATTAATTAATTTAAGCGAACCATTTTTAAACGAACAAGCACTGGAAGAATTGGAACAGCTAAAAATGCCATTAGCTCCAGAAGGACGAGGTAGTAAGAATTTATTGAAAATGATGATGGAGGATGAGTTTTTAACAGTATATAAAGGTACATTTGTTAATTATGTTGAACCTTTTTATTCTGTAATAATGAATGAAAAACAGCTACTTAAAGAATATTATAAAAAAAAGTAGTCTGATCGAGAAAAAATCCTTTTACCTTACGTAGATTCTGGTTATATTTGTTTTGATATTAACAATTAAATTTCGAAAAGAATGACAGAAAAAAATCATACAAATCATTTCAGATTTGCATTGTTTCAAGAAGATATTTTATTAGGTGAAAAAATGTTTGATGCAGACGTTTTTAATCCATTTACAAGATATTCAATTGATATTAGAGATATTTTACCTCAAGCAATTACAAGATTTCAAAAATTATTATCAAGAAAGAGGTATAATACATTAGCTGAAGTCGGTGAACAAACATATTATGATTTATTTAATCATGTAAGAAAAATTATTGAAACTTCACCTGATAAATATAGAAATGATTTAAAATATACACCTAAATCAATTAAACAACAAATTGATGATAAAATTATTAAAGGTGTTGAGTGTAAAATTGGGTTATATATTAATGATAATCCTATTGTTGAAAGAGTTTTTTATGTTGATGGATTTAATTATGTAGCAAGATACTCAACAGATGTTATTGAAAATGTAATTGAAGTTGCTGATTTAATCTTCCACAGAATTAAAAGAGTTGATATGAAAAATATGTGGGATGATTATGACTTAATTAATAAAAGGGGATTAACAATTAATCAAATTCGGGAATTACATCCGAGCAAAAGAGCATATTTGCTTCGCAGCATTTAAATTTTATTAAAATAATTGAATTTAATTTACCAATTACGAAATTAATCGTAATTGGTGTTAAATAAATATATCCCATTTTATGTAATGAGTAATGAAGAAAAAAATACATTTGGTACATATTTAGGACCGGATTTCCAACAAAAACTATTATGGCAACTTCTTGTAGAAGCTGATTTTTCAAAAAAAGTATTAGCAGATATTGCTGTTGAATATTTTGATGATCCTTATTTGAAAAGACTTTTTATTATAATGTTAGAGTACTATAAGGAATTTGAAAAAGTACCTAATTTACAAAATAAAAGTATCGAAGAAGCCATTCATAAATATAAATCACCAAATAATCCTGTTGAGGGTGAAATTTTACTTGGTAAGATAGACCAAATAAAAATGTGGAACGAAAGGGTTATTAATAAAAATCAATTATACGATGGGGATGTTGTTAGAAAAAATACGATTACATTTGTAAAACAACAAGAATATCGTAAACTTGGTGAATACATTATTAAAGAAACTAAAACTGGTGGAATAAGAAATACTACTTTTAATTTTCAGATTGAAGAAAAAATTAATAAAATTTATCATATTGGGGATGAAGAAGATTATGGCGTAGATGTTGTTGATGATATTGATAATGTATTGAGTGATGAATTTAGAGAAACTATCCCAACTGGTATTGAGGTTATTGATCAAGTAACTGGAAATGGTCTTGGGAAAGGTGAAATTGGATTAGTTCTTGCACCTTCAGGGGTGGGTAAAGCACAACCATTAACATCAAAAATTTTAACACCAACAGGTTGGGTTAAAATGGGTGATATCAACATTAATGATGAAGTAATTGGAAGTGATGGTAAACCTCAAAAAGTTTTAGGTGTTTATCCTCAAGGTAAAAGACCAATATATAAAGTTAAATTTAATGATGATTGTGTAGTTTATTGTGATGAAGAACATTTATGGTCAGTTAATTCTCAACAACAAAGAGATATTAAAATATGGAAAAATGGTAAATCTATTTGGAGACCAGATTATAGTTATAAGACATTAACTACTAAAGAAATTTTAAACCATTATAAGAGAACGGGTAAAGATAGAAATTTTAATTATAGAATACCTATAGTTAAACCAATTGAATTTAAAAAAAATGATTTAAAAATTGATCCATATTTATTAGGAATTTTGATAGGTGATGGAAGCTTAACACAATTATCTCCAAGATTTACAAACATTGATAAAGAAATTATTGAGGAAGTTAATTTAATTGTAAATAAATGTTATAAGAATTTATCATTAAAACAAGTTGGTGAAACAATAACTTATTCAATAACTGGAAAAAGTGGTAAAAAAAATGACTTATATCAAGAATTAAATAAATTAAAACTTATTGTTACATCTAATAAAAAATTTATTCCTAACATTTATAAATATTCAAGTATTAGTGATAGAATTAATTTATTACAGGGTTTGTTAGATTCTGATGGATATTCATCTAAAAATGGTAGAGTTCAATATACTACAACATCACAAACTTTAGCGAATGATGTTAGAGAAATTATTTTATCTTTAGGAGGGTTTTGTAAAGTTAAATCTAAAATACCTAAATATAAATATAAGAATGAAATAAAAAATGGTAAAAAAAGTTATATTTTAACGATTTCATTTTCTAATAATCATATTAAATTATTTAGATTAGATAGAAAACAAAATCGAGTTCAATATAGAGATAAATATAAATATTGTAAATCAATTTCCAGTATAACTTTTTCTCACATGGAAGAAGCACAATGTATTTATGTAGAAAATTCAGATCATTTATATGTTACGGAAGATTATATTTTAACACATAATACTACTATTTTAACTAAAATCGCTAATTCTGCATTTAATGATGGTAAAAAAGTTCTACAAATAATATTTGAAGATACTGAAAAACAAGTTCAAAGAAAACATTATGCTATTTGGTCGAAAATAGCACAAAGTGAAATTGGTGAAAATAAAGAATTCGTTAAAGAAAAGGTAATTCATCATGTTAAGAAGATTAAAGCACAAGGTGGAAAACTTGATATTATTCGTTTTAGTCAAGAAAATACTACTTTATTCGATATTCGAAATTGGATTGCACGACAAGAAAAGAAATTTGGAATAAAATATGATCAAATTGTATTAGATTATCTTGATTGTCTTGAACCAAATCAAAGGGAAAGAGATTTACATACAGCAGAATTATCAATTGTTAAATCTTTTGAAGCAATGGCTGCTGATTATGATATTCCTTGTTGGTCAGCAATTCAAACAAACAGAACTGGTTTTAATGTTGAATTTGTAGATGCTCATAATACTGGTGGAAATATAAAAAGATTACAGAAATCACATTTTGTGATGTCTATATCAAAACCGGAAAAAGCAGAAAATAGTAATTTAGCAAACATTAAAATAATTAAAGCAAGATTTGCTAAAGATGGACATGAATTTAAAGATTGTATATTTAATAATGATACCTTAGAAATTAGAATTATAGATTCTACATATGTTAGTGGTTTAAATGTTAAGAAATTTGATGATGATCAAATTGAAAAATTTAATCAAAAAATTGAAAGTTTAAATTCTGGTACTATTCATGGGAAAATTAGTAATGTTTATGATGATGGTCCAACTGTAGCAGAATTAAAAAATAAAGAAAAAATTTTACCACAAGAAAATGAAATTTCAAAAGTAGTTGAAAATCCAATTGGGGAATTTGAAAAAAATAATGCACCACCAATAGAAGAGAATAACCATTTTAATAATGAAAATAAAACAATTGGGGACACAACTGAAAAAATTCAATTAATTCCTGAAGAAAATAAAGAAGAATTTGAAAATTTTGATGTAGAAAGTTTTTTAAGTAATACTACTATAGAAGAAGATGAAAAATCAACATGTGTCTACGATAACCAATTAACAAAAATGAGAAAAGAACAGGGGAATGTTCAAAAAGAATGAAAAAAATATAAAAAAATGTAACTTTTTGGAAATCTGATAGTATTTATGGTTTTAAGGACAATCAAAAATTTTTTTTTCACTTTTTTTTAAGAATTATTTGCATATTAAATTTTTTTGATATATGTTTGTAAAGTCTTTATGACAGAATGTTCTTTGAATATAAAATATATGGGGAGATAGCAAATTATAAACAATAAATACTATCTCATTACTCTTATAAAAAGAGAACTAATAGTGTTTTCAGTAAGGTAAAGCAATTAGTCAGTAAAACTATAGATTGGAGGTTCGAGTCCTTCTCTCCCCACTTTTAGTCATTTTATGTACTTTATAGTATTTATTATAAAGTACAAATTATGGCAAGAAAAGAAAAAAAATATCATTTTATTTATAAAACTACTAATATAATAACTGGTAGATATTATTATGGAATGCATTCTACAAATAATTTAAATGATGGTTATTTAGGTTCTGGTAGAAGATTAAGATATTCAATTAATAAATATGGTAAAGAAAATCATAAACGTGAAATTATTGAATATTGTTTTGATAGAAGTTCTTTGAAAAAACGTGAAAATGAATTAGTTAATCTTAATGAGATTGCTAAAAAAGATTGTATGAATCTTAAAGTAGGTGGTAATGGTGGTTTTTCTAATGAAAAACATCGTAAAAGATTTTTTGATGAAGCAAAAAGAAATGCTAAATTAAATAGTAAATTAGGTAATATACAATTTTCTTATTTAATGGAAGATGAAGATTGGCGAGAAAATCAACTTAGAAAACAATCTATTGGCATTAAAAAAGAAATGTCTGAAAAAGGAATTAAAGGTCGTTGGGAAGGTAAACATCATTCAGAAAAATCTAAAATAAAAATAGGTAAGACTAATTCTTTAAAACAAAAAGGAAAAAACAATTCACAATATAATACTTATTGGATAACAAATGGTGATGTTAATAAAAAATTGAAAAAGAATGAAAAAGTTCCACAAGGATGGTATTATGGAAGAATTGTAAAAAAACAAAAAGGAAACTGATTGTTATTTCAGTATAATTAGCTCAGTGGATAGAGCACTTGTCGTTTAAACAGGGTGTCATCGGTTCAAATCCGGTATTATAAACCAAAAAAATAACAAACAAAATATCCTTTATTTTAAAAATATATTGCGGGATAGTGTAAATGGTAACACGGGTGGCTCATAACCATCAGACAGAAAATGCTCGTGGAGGTTCGAGTCCTTCTCCCGCTACTAAAATTTGAGAGTTCTTTAAAAAATTTAAAAATATACGGGGGAGTAGATTAGTATAAATTTACATCAAATATTGACAAACTACTCCTTTAACTGGAGAACAGACAATGTTTACAGTATAAAATGGTTAAATCATTTGCAGTTCAAGCAGAAGTTCGCAGGTTCGAGTCCTGTCTCCCCCGCAAAAAAAGTTTATCGGGCAATGCATGATAGACAAGTGCTCGGTCAAGCCTCTTATTCATTGAATAACGTAACCGAGTGAAAGTTCTTTAAAATATTTGGGAAAACTCAAAGTGTTTTCAGTAATAAATGTAGGTTCGAATCCTACCTTCCCCGCCAATAAAATATTCAAAAATGGGGAAGTAGCCGAATTGGAATAGGCGCATAACTTAGGATTATGTTTATAAAAACAACAAATACTTTTAAATTATTCCCAATCTTATTTGAGTGATGAATGGGTTTAGAAAAAAATACTTTATAAAATTTATTAGAGTATACCCACCACTTTAAAGTTTTGTGGTTGCTAATGCCAGTGTTTTTTACTTAAAAAAACGGGACGTATTATCTAACATTTGATGGTCAAAAATGGTTTTTACTCAACGAGGTTTTTTCAAAAAATTAAAAAATAGGAAGAACTTGTTGTGTTTACAGTAGAATCTTCGGAATTTACCAACAATACAACGAAACTTCTTCTCCTGATTGAGAAGATAAGAAGTTATTCCAAATTAAATGGTGGGTGGTTATCAATATTTTATATTAATAAAAGTCCACCATTTTTTTATTGTTTTTTGTAACAATAGATATTATTGTTCGTATTAAATTATGTTTTATTAATTAACAAAAGGAGAAACATTATGGAAAATTTGGTAGTAACAAACAACATGATTGCTTCAATTAAAAAGAATTTAATTGACAGCTTAACAATTGCATCTGGTGCGAAATCAAGTGCAACATATTACCATAACCGAGATGAGCAGGTAAAAGCAGTTAAGGAAAATGTTGTAAAATTGTATAAATTATCTAAAGAACTACCTTTAATTGTAGCAAATCAAAAAGGTGTTACAGGTACATTTATTTCTGAAGTATTATTAAATGAATTTAAAAATACTCAAAAAGGAGGTGCATGTAATATTGTAAATCCTATTGATTGGTATGATAATGGTTTAAGTGATAAAGCAATTTTAAGTGCATTACACAACTTAAATGAAGATGGTATTACATATGTGCTTCGTCTTTTTGTTAATATGAAAAAAGAAAAAATTAACAACGAGAGAGCAAGAAAAATATCTCTTGGCTTTTTACTTTCACATCCAAATATTGAATTTTATTCTGTAAAATATAGAAATAAAATTGCATTCGTTTTAAAACATATTTATGGTGTGAAGAAAACATCAATATTACTTTCAATTGCGAAAAATTTTATGAATAATAATATTTTTAATAATGAAAAAGAAGTAAATATTGCTAAAGATTTATTCTTGAGATATGTTAATGTGGATGATGAAAAAGCATTTAAATTACTTTTATTTTTATTTAAAGAAGATAAGGATGTTAGATATTTAAAAAGAGATTTTCCAATTATATATGAATATCAAAAAGCAAGAACTGATATTACTGGTGTAAGTAAAGTTCCAAAAGAAGTATTAATTGGTTTAATTTCAGATAAAAATCATCCTCAATATACAGAATTGTGGTCAACGACTGCAAAAAGAGAAACAACTAAAGCAATGTTGATGAAAAATGTTGAAGTAACTTCTATTAATCAACAAGTTAGAGAAACTAAAGCAAGAACTAAACTTGGTGTTGAAAAGAATGTTAACTTAAAGAAAGTAACAGATTTCTTAGCATTGTATAAAACAGGATATGAAAGTGGTTGGACACAAGAATTGAAAGATGCGATTAATGATCTTGCTGAAAAGAAAAAAATTCCTAATTTTTTCTATGAGAATATTGGAATTATACTTGATGATAGTAATTCAATGACTGGACATAAGCAAGAATCTAAAAATACACCTAAAGCAATTGCTAATTTTACTGCAAGAGTACTTACTAAATCTGCTCAAAATGCAGTATTAGTAAAAGCAAATGATGAAGTAACTGATTTAGCAACATCATTCGTTAAATTGCTTAAGGATGAAAGTTCAGAAAATTCATATAATGCAATTTTCATATTAACAGATGGATATGAAAATTCATATGAAGGCTTGATGAATGAAGTATTGGAAACATATTTCCAAGCAACTAATAGAAATATACCTGTATTTCAAATATCACCAGTAACTGGTGCTGAAACAGGTGGTAATGTTCGTAAATTAGGCTCTAATGTAGTGACAATGGCTATTAATAACCCAGTTGCTATTCAACCACAAATTAACGCAAGATTACTTGAAATTGATACATCTCGTTGGTTAGAAAACCAAATACATATATTAGAAGAAGCGAATGTATCAAGAAAAGTTAAAAATAATATTAATGTTTAAATAGTTGTACCATGAATACAAGAGAATTTACAGAGTTATTAAAAGGTTGCCGTCCTATCAAGGATAATGACGGAAACATCGTTGTTCAATCAATTTTAAATATGCAAATTGTTTGTTTAACAACTGATAGAGAATATTCATTAGATGATCGTTTTGCGAATCCTTTAACTTCTCTTGTTGCTGGAAACCAAAACTACGGTGAAGTTTCTTTTAACAATCAGACGAATAAGGAAGTTATAATTCCAACACAAATGGCAATTATGACAAAGCAAAGTGCTCAAAATCATGGTATGACTAAAGGTGGTTATATTGGATCAAATAAATCAACAACATATCATGATGCAGGTTGTGTGCAAGGTTCTCAAGGAGGACATTTTAGAGGTACACAAGAATTTAGAATGTTGCCTGTAACTATTCGTGAAATGGCATTTGATGCAATTAACGATGATGGATATTCACGTATCTATCCTGCAATACGTAAATTAGGTCAACAAACACAATCAAATACTGGTGAATATTTAGACAAATATTTCAATAAGTATGATTCAAAATTAGAGCAATTTATTGCACATTTTGAAAGACCAAAAAATTTAATTGGTGTTATTGTGTTTATTGATGGAGAAATTATTGCAATTGATAAATTTCCATCATTTACGTATGCTGAACAAGTTTGGGACATGATGATTCGTGATTGTTATGGTGCATTGGCGATTGTTTCTGAGTTAGAAAATAAAACAGCTAACAATATTTTTTCTCAAACATTTGAAGAAATTAAAAAAAGAGAACGTCAATTAGAAATTGTTGATTTAATTGAAACAGCGTTAAAGAAAACAAAAGAAAAAATAACAAGTTCTGTTCAAGAAAAAATTAAAGAAATTTTGGAATTAACTTTTGATGCTGAAAAGGATAATGAGGGTCATACTTCAGGGATCAATTCACCAAATAGTTATATTTTGAAAAATGAAGGATATGTTGGACAGGTAATTACTGAAAGTGAATTTAATCACTTAGTAAGTATTGTTAAAAAAGAATCTTTTGATCCAAATGCACTTAGAATTGTTAATGAATTACGTAATAAAGCACGTACTCAAAATAGATTTAATATATAGGTTTATTTGATTATCATTAATCTTACATATTAAAACCCATAAGTTAAAAAACTTATGGGTTTTTTCATTTTTATGACACTTTAAATATTTATTTCTGTATTTATTATAAATGAATTAAACAAAAAATAAACCGATTTGAAAAAATCGGTTAGGTAATTAACTGGACGGTCAGTAAGTTACGAAAAAATAAGAATACAGTAAATAAAAATAGATAGATGTCATTTTTTTCTCGACCTAATTTAGAAGACCTACAATTTAAACAAACCTCAGGTTCAGTATTATCTTTATCAGGTTTAACGAAAGTTAGAACATGGTCAGGACTTACTTTAAGTGATGGTGCTGGGGATGATATTGTTATTACTGCTTCAGGAGCATCTTCTGCAACTACTGAGGGATATGTTTTAACCTATTTAAATGGTTTAATATCCTTACAACCCTCAAGTGCAAGTGGTGGAACAACTGTTTT